GCATCTGGAATTTCCAATTGGTCTGTATCTATATCCAAAAGTGGTATTTCAAACATTTTATCATGACCTTTTCCTTCAAAATATACAAGTAAATCTTTTGTTGAATTTTCCATAAATGTTATTTTTATAGCTTGACCTGGTTCAAAACATCTAAACACACGTTCTAACATAGAACAATCTAAACCGATTCTATATTCATCTTTGGTTGTTGGTAATTTAATATTATCAAACCACGATGGCGTCAAATTTAATTCTAAAACACAAATGTGTGACGGATCTAAACCTTGAGTATATAATCCATTTTTACCTATTACAAAATTCATATTATTACATATACTTTTTAAATTTGTAAAAATAGTACATAATTGTATTACTTTTTCTTTATTAGTAACTTCAAATTTCATGATATAATAATATTAATTTATCTTTAATATTATTCGATTTTAGTTTTCCATATTTAAAATACTATCATTTATAGCTTCTGATACTACTTTTTTAATATCGTCATCATCTGATATTTCTTCTTCTTGAACTTTGTCTTCTACAATTAATCTTACTTTGTTTGATTTATCAACTTCATAATTTTTTAAACTTTCTAATTCTTTTTTTAATTCATCATTATAGGTTTTCAAATCATTTATAACTGTTTGTAAATAAGATAATTTTTTCTGCATTTCCATATTACATGTATTTGTATAATCTTTACATGTTACTTCCATATGTGTTATTTTCTTCAACAAACCACTTTCTATTGTATTTAGTGCATTATCAAATGCACCTTCTTGTAACTTATTATTAGACAACAAACCTAAATCATTATTAGTTAAAACACTAGCTTCAAGATTATTTAACCTTATTTCATGCCTTGTTATCAATCTCATTTCCGTAGTAGGCGCATTTTTTTCTACTTCTGCTAATTTTAAATTTTTTGCTTCCAAATTCATAGCTTCCTCATTACTACTAAGTGAAGGAACAAATGATAAATTTGAATTTGAATTTGATGAAACCATATTTTGTGGAACATTATTTGATTGAATATTATTCAACTGGCCATTTCTATTTTGAACTCCTAAACTATTCGGTTTTCTATTCCAACTCATTCCAGCATAATTATTTCTTTGAGAATTAATGTTACAAGTTGATTCACCCGGTTTTAAACCAGCGCCTTTTAATCTTCTGTCAAATCGACTCATATAATTTTTATAAATAATTTTATTAAAAATTATACACGCATTTCCATTTTATATTCATCTAAATATTCATAATCACTAACTTTAAAATCTTTTAATTGATAATCTTCTATATTTTCATATCTACTTAAAATTTCCAAAGAAGGAAATGCTGGCAAATATTGTTGTTCTGAATTATTCTTTTGGTTTTTCAAAACATCCACATGATCTTCGTATATATGAGCATCTCCTATAAAATGAATAAATTCTTTAGCTTTTAATCCACAGTGATGAGCTAGCATATGTGTTAAAAACGAATAACTTAAAACATTAAAAGGTAATCCTAAACCCACATCAGCACTTCTTTGATACAATATACAAGTTAATTCGTCATTATCATTTACTTTATATTGTGATAAAACATGACATGGAGGTAAAGCCATTTCGTCTAATTGTTCTGGATTCCACGCTGTCATCAAATGTCTTCTAGACTTTCGCGTATCTTTATTTTTTAAATTTGATATTATTTTTTCTAACTGATCGACACCATTTCCTTTATATATTTCTTCACAACCATATTCTTTACTATATGGTGCATTATAAAAACGCCACTGATGACCATATACTGGACCTAAATCATTTTCTTTTAAATGAAATAAATTTCTAGAATCTAAAAACTCTCTAGTTCCATTACCATCCCATATATGAACATTCTGTTTATTTAATATATTATTATTTGTGCTACCATTTACAAACCATAATAATTCTTTTAAACATGTTTTCCATGCCATTTTTTTACTGGTAAAAATCGGCAAAGTGTTTTTTTTTAAACAAAATCTCATACCAACGCCATTTGTTGTTATAACATTACCATTTCTATTTTCTTCTTTTTCGCCAAATTTTAAAATATGTTCTATCAAGTTTAAATATTGCCTTTCCGGATGTTGAATTTTTGCAAAATTTCTAAACGTAAGCATAATTTAGTAAATATAAAATATATATCTTTATATGATTTTAATTTCTTTTTATAAATCATATGGACAGTTCCGAAGAAACAGTTATTTCTCCTAGAAAACAAGAACCCGGTTTTGTAAAACATGTATTTAGTATGGATAATGATACCAAAAACAATATGTTGAATACTACACAATATTTAGCAATAGCAGCTATTCCTTTAGCACTTCTTTATAATTTCATAGATACTGTTATACCAAAAGCAGATGAAAGTAAAGGAAATGCAGAATTAATATTGGAAATATTCGGACAAACTTTATTATTAATGGTATCCGTTTATTTAGTAGATAAAATTATTACTTATATTCCAAGTTATAGCGGTAAAGATTATGATGGGATAGTGGATAGACAATATAGAATGACCATTATAGGTATTGCTATATTACTTTTAGTTCCAAAAATAGCTGAAAAATTTCAAATTATTTATCATAGACTACAAACTTCATGGAATGGCGAACCCGATGAAGAAAAAAAACAAGATAAAGGCAAAAAATCAAAAGTTCGTGTAACTCAACCCATCACAGGCATGACTCAACCCGCCCCAACACAACAACCTCCTGCTACTCCTGATTATCAATCGCAACACAATTTGATGGCCCCACCACAACAACAAGCCCCTGTTATAAATAATATTGCACAACCACCACAACAACAAATGAATGTTAATAATAGTGGTATGTTAATGCAAGAACCTATGGCTGCTAATGAAGGCTTTGGTGCTTTTAGTTCTTTTTAAATAATTAATTAAACGTTTGAATTAATTATTTTTTTACACTATCCATTGCTTCTTGAATAGATAATAACTGAGCCACGTTTTTCTGTATTTCTTTTACGTTTTTTTTCATTTCAGTGGAATCTTCACAACCATGTAATATTTGTGCCATTAACTTATTTCTCTCTTCTAACAACTCGTCATTATTACTAAAATTTGGATGAGCATCTTCCCATTCTTTCATTACTTGAACTTGTTTTACTTGAATTTTTCTTAAAGATTTTTCCATCTCTTCTTCTGTATCATTCTTTGACCATTTATCGTCTTCTTTTATATAAAATTGTAACCTTTTCTCATCACTACAATGTATAGGTCTCTCCATAGGATTCATATCTTTTAATTGTTTCGTTAATATATTTGTTAAACCTTCGGCACAACCATGATCTTTTTGATAAAGAACATCTTCTAATTGAACTTTTATTTGATCCACAAAATCAGTTAAATTCATAGCATTTTTACAATTTTTATTTAAAAATACATTCAATGTTAAACTTTTATTATTACAATTATTAAAATTATTTGTTGTATTATTGGTAGTTTTTGAATTTTTCACTATATTTAATATTTCATCTTGCATTTTAATAATCTCGTTTTTATGATTCAATTCAGTCTCATATATTTTTGCTTGTAATTCTAATTTTTCTTTCAAAGATTTTTCCACCTGTTCTTTCCAATATGTTTCATTTAAGTTAAAATTTTGAGAATTTTCACTTTTTTCATCAATTTTTTTTGCATTTTTTGTAAAATTTTTTTTTCCAGTTTTTTTTGTTACCCTCGTTTTTTCCAGTTTTTTCCAGTTTTCAACATCACTACTTTCTATTTTAAAACACTTTTTCTTATGGCGTGATAATCCGCTCCTATGTTTATATTGTTTTCCACAAATTTCGCATATATTTTCAACGCTTCCAGTTTTTTTGTTACCATTTTCCATTTTTAAATGTTTGCGTGTCAATTTGTGTCTTTTAAAATCGTTCTTGTCAGACGTATTATAGTCACAACTTTTACAATAATAATTTACGGACTTTTTCTTCAGTTTTTTTGTTATCATTTGTTATCTTATATATGATAACAAAAAAACTGCTAAAATACTTTTTTTTATATATTTAATTTTGATCAAAAAAATATATGGTAACATATAAAATTTTTACATTGTAAAAGTTCCCTACAACTTGTAGGAAAAAAGTTTTTTTCGTTTTTTTTAAGTTTAAAAGTCTGCGCTATATTTCATTTTGGACAATTTTAAAAATGTGAAAAATCAAAAATCAAAAACACTTTTACAAAAAAAAAACATGAAACTGGTACCTTTTTTTTAGTTCCTTTTTTTCAGCTCTTACGATCTTCAATAACAAATATTTTACTGATTATATTTTTTTACCTACATTTAACCTATTCGTTTTTAAGAATTTTACATTTCATTACCTTTTACAGTAACAAAAACATTTATAACGAATTTTTTCAGTAAGGTCAGTCACAATTTTTGAAAAACAAAACAAAATATCTTCATAAATGTAGATAAATAATAATATATAATTATTAGTTCAGTAAGGACAGTTTCAAAAAGTAAAAAAATAATAGTTTATCGTATTAATAAGTCTTATAAATAGAAAGTAATTTATAAAATTTCTCTCCCAGTAACGATTACTTTTTTTAATATTAAAATACAATTTATAAAACCATCTTAAATATATTCACAAAAAAAATAAATCTAAAAAAACATTTTCAGTCACAATTTAAAATTAAATTATTATTATATTATATGACTGATTTAGATGTTAATTCATTATTAAACGCACTAGAAAACGAAACAAATGCGTCTATTATGAGATTAAATTCAAATAAAATTAAAGAAATTAAAAACAATATGTTGCAAAAATTACAATTAGACAAAGATGACTTAAAAAAACTTCATAAAAAATTAAACCATTATAGATATTGTTCTGATATATCTGATTTACAATATGGTTACTATATTAGATGGATTTCATTAAAAAATCCAGAAAATATTAAATTAACTAATGGAGCTATTATTGTAGATATTCTTATTTCTAATAATTGTGTGCAAATTCTTTGTAAAAATAATAGAAATCGAATATTTCAAATTAAATTTGACGAATGTATCATTTTCCAAAAAATAAGCGAACAAGAATTTATTATTTTACAGGTATTGGATCACCTTGAAAAATAAAATCAAAATATATATTAATGAGCAATTTAGTTGTTGTTTTTGACTTAGATAAAACAATTGGATATTTTACACAAATAGGTATATTAATAGAATCAATTGAAAAAATAATTAAAAGAGATTTAAGACAAAAAGAAATATTTCTCTTATTTGATTTATTTCCAGAATGTTTTAGAAAAGGAATTATGAAAACATTCCTTTATTTAACACAAAAGAAAAAAACACAAAAAATAAAAGTTATGATATATACTAATAATATTGGACCAAAATCATGGGTTTATACCATTAAAAAATATATTGAAAATAAATTAAATTATAATTTATTTGATAGAACTATAGCCGCGTGGAAAGTCGATAATGTTGTATATGAAAAATTAAGAACAAGTCATAATAAAAGATATGACGATCTTTTAAAATGTGGTAAATTGAAAAAAACAGATAAAATTATATTTTTCGATGACTATATTCATTATCATTTAAATCATACTAATGTTACTTATATTAATAATAAACCATATCAAAAAGATTATTTGTTTGTAAAAATGATTAATAAAATATATAAATCGCCTTTGAAAATAATATTTAAAAATATATCAAAAAAAGAATTGCTTCGTGAAATTAAACAATATAATTATAAAGAAAAAAAATATCCCAAAATTTCTGAAACTAGCTTTTTAAATGAAATAAAATCTTTTTTAAAAAATAATAAAAAAAATTATACAAGACGAAAAAAAAGAAGACATAAAGGCAAAACAAGGAAATTATAGTTTATTTACAACTTTATAAATATCCAATGTTCTAGCACTTGCATCCTTCGTATTACCATAAGTTGGCATCCAAAATTTGGGTATAACTTGTGATTGATTTTTATAATGATTTTCAAACAATAATCTATAATATAATTGTTCCAATGTAGTAGGTTTATTATATGTTATTTTCATTTCTTTACACATCGACTCAAGTATTTCTTCATCCGTTTCTGGTAAATCTTTACCAAATATTACAGTATTAAATACATTTTTCTTTATATGACGTTGTATTATTTGATACCATGATTCATTATCTCCACTACAACCATCACTAAAAGCTTCTTTTGTTCTCCATAAAATATCTTCTGGTAATGTTAATCCATCATCAAATGCTTTTCTAAGTAAAAATTTTTCACATAACTTTTTTTTTGTATGACAACGAAATTCCGGAGGGATAGACAAATATGTTTGAATGAAATTTCTATCTAAGAAAGGAGTTCTAGCTTCTAATCCATTTGAAGAAATAGAACGGTCTGACCTCAAAACATCAAAAAAATGAATATTGTTTAATAATTTTCTACATTCACTATCGAATTCATAACAATTTTTAATATAATGAAAATAAAGATAGCCTCCAGTTACTTCATCACTACCATCTCCATTAAAAATAACCTTTGCATCACAGGTTTTTTCAAAGTTTTTTATATATTTAGATATCAAAAAGTTTGGAATACTAGCTCTAACTGTAGTTGTATCATATGATTCAATTCTATATATCACTTCATCTATATAAGACAATAATTCCATTTTATCTATTTCTATTGAATGATGCTCCGAACCAATATGATCTGCAACTATTTTAGCATATTTTAAATCTTGACTACCTGTAATGCCTATAGACCATGTATGTAATTTTTTCAAAGGATAGTATTTACTGTGATATTTTTTAACCAATGATGCTATCAAACTACTATCTAATCCGCCTGATAATAAACATGCAATATCTCTATCAGTATTTTTAACACGTTTTTCTACAGCCAATTCAAGAGACTGTCTAATTAATTTTAAACAGGTTTCTTCATTTTTAATATTATAATTAAAAAATGAGTTTGAAGAAGAAAAATGTTTTTCATTTATATCTAATTCATAATTTTCATTTTTTATTGAAAAAACTGAATATGTCCCAGGCTTAAATTGACGAATTTTTATTACGTTAAAATTAATTAAAGGTAAAATTTGCTTCATTTCAGAAGCAATATAATATTTATCGTTTTCATTTGCTATAAATAACGGCCTCACACCATAAGTATCGCGAGCCACGTAAATTTTATTTTTATCATAATCAATTAAAACAAAAGCAAATACTCCATCTAATAATTGTAATGTATATTCTATCCCGTATTTTTGATACAAATGTAATATAATTTCACAATCTGATGAAGTTTGAGGAATTGTTTCCGAATTTTCATATAATTTTTTAAAATTATATATTTCGCCATTACAAATAATAGAACAATTTTTATAATAAATTGGTTGTTGTGAAGAGGAATCCATATATCCATTAATAGCTAGTCTATGAAAACCATGAACAATTTTATGTTCAATGTCAGCTGCTGTTAATGAACTGAATTCAGGGCCTCTAGTTTTTCCTTCATTAAAAGCTTCCATATAAACATCCAAATTATTGGAGTCATTAGAATTATTAATTACTGCGAATATACCACACATTTAGTATTATTATATAATTATTTTTATATTAATTTTAATTTAATTTTAAATATAATATTCTATAATTATATTAATGAGTAGTTGGAAAGCATATTATTGTAATCAATATTTAACTAAAGAAATGAGCGATAAAATTTATTCTAGAAATAGAGCATCAGAACCTTTAGAAGCTCATATTAATTGTAGATCTGTGCCTACTAGATATACAATGCCAATAAATGATTGTAGAAAACAATCAAAAGTTCCTATAGCCGAATATGAAAAATATAATCAACACAAACAATTTAATCCTGGTTATGGAGCACCATTTAATGGTTATTGTAATAATATAGATAGAGAATCAATCTTGTTTAATTATATTAATCCATTACAAAAAGCACAACAAGGAGTGTATATACCTAGTAGTAAAAGTGATTTATTTAATCATTTACATTATGTTCCTTCTAATATAAAAAATTTAGCACAAAATCAAGAAACATTTGATGCTTTTAATCCAAATGAATGTAATATAGGTGGTGGTTCTTTTAATAATCATACGCGCCAACAAACTAAAAA